ATGTAAGGATGATACCCTACCCCCAGCAGCTCAGGGGGTTTGCAGATTAAACTCATTTATCCATAGATTAATTCGGGTTGTAGTTAGTACTCACTTACGTCTGAGGCCAGTATGTATAAGGTCTGAGAGAAGAGAGAGTGGACAGACAACCATCATATATCTAGTCATCATATCCTTGTCATCTATTCCTTCCCCTTATGTGTCATCATGCTACCCCTGTGTGCTATGTATCCAGTCTAGGTCAAGAGCTACTCCGTGGTTGTTACTGTCTAGGCTGCCTCTGTTGTCTAGGCTATCAGCCAGCTAGTGTTTAGTCCAATCAATAGTTCTTATCATTCCGTGTCTATTGATAAGCATTACCTATCATTACCTTGTTGATAATCATTATCATTTAGGAGCTGTGTGCCTTGTCTTAGCTTCCTTGTAAGGCGTTGTCTTATTGTCCTTACTGTTACCCTTCTTATTACCCCATATAAGCTCCCATTGGTCTCTATAAGCCCTTGTGTTGGCCTTACTTATTAGCTTGTCACCTGTGATGTTATTGGTACTCATTAGTCAGATTGATATGGTTATATATTCTTTCACGTTGTTAATATTGATAACTGGTGTATATTTAATACAACACCAACGAATAGAGGATAGCACAATGAACAATAAACCAGATTTAATTTATTCAGCCGACGATGATTCAGCCACCGGCAAAGGCTGGTATTGGCAGATGGCTGATTTTGATGGAAGGACAAGCGTAGAGTCATATGCAACCAAGGGAGATGCTGAGGCCGCTTTCTTTAAAGAAGGCAACCTTCTCTTTGCTGCTAGCTAATAGCGCCATAAGTCTGTTACCGGGCTTATGTCAGTATTAACTAACAAGGGGAAAGACGATGAAAGAACTTACAACTATTAAGAAAGCGCTATTTGTGCAGCTAGTACGCCAGTTTGGGAAGAAAGACGCGGAGCATTTTATATTATCGCCGGAAAGATATGACCACCATTTTGACCATGACACACTAAAAGCATATCTCCCAATAGTAGAAGAAGTAAGTAAATGATCTTACTACTATTAACAATCATATTATCGGGTCTGGTGCTGTCTGTACCGGCTATACGTTTAAAGAGGGCTTTTGCATGAGCCAAACCACTAAAGAACACCTGTACATCGGTTCAGCCTTTCTATTGCTTATACTGGCTGATTCTATTGTTGAAACTGTTTATTACTTATTTAATTAAAAGGGATTATACCATGAACAACACTGAATACTGGAAAGAAATCAAAGGGCTAGCCGATGGCATTGCTTCCGAGTGTATGGAAGAATGCGAGAACGACCGCGAGGCCGCTGAAGATATGATTAACGACTCACGCCTACATGAGACTATTGACGGGCATCAATGGGTTATTTACTGCGCTTACAATCTGCCTGTGCTAGAACACTCACCTAATGCTGAGTATGCCGATGATAATGGCTTGATAGGAGAGAATCCTTTAGAGAACGGCCTTAACTCATTCCACACCATGTTGGCATTCTGGGCTATGTATGCAGATGTACAGGATTACATTTCCGATGCGCTTGACGAGTTAGAAGAATCAATTGCCGCTTAATACTATATAAAGGGGAATAGAGATGTACCAAGAGAAAGTTATCAATGGGGTTTTAATGTGGCGTATAGGGTCTGGGTCTTGGAGTCCTGTGCCGTGGTTTCTGGTGGTGCAAAGTGAATAATCCATTATTAAAGCCTATGTCAGAAGCTAAAATACTGGAATTGCGTGATAAAATCATCGCAGAACCAGAATTCCAAGCTATAAAGTCACCGTGGAATCAAATGGAATATATGTGGCTTAGGCTATGGGGAAACTCAAAGGAAGCATCATGCCCAAAGAAGAAATAAGAGAACAAATCCATCAAATGCCCGGTGATACCTGGGATGATCAAGTGTGCGCCTTTGCTGAACTGGCTGGGGTCTCCAGAGGGGCCGTGTATAGGTGGTTGTCGTCTAAGCCGCCTAAATACCTTATTGATGCTATGCAATGGCGTTTATCTTACCTGCAGGAGCCAGAATGATTATTCAATTTAAACATAAGTCTATATACGGGGCAGTGGTCTATATAAATAATGGTGTGCCTGAAAACGTCCCCAAAGATATAGACTTATCAAAAGAGCGCCAATATCTCGTCACTGTCTCTGATATTAACAAGCCTTTAATTATTAAATCTCTGACAGAAGGATCGAAATGATTATATCTTCTTCATCCTTTAACCGTCTGAGTCGTTTCTGAGCTATGTCTTGACTGATCTTGTGGGTTTGTTGGAGTTTTAGTACCTCTTTGCCTACATGATCGGCAGCACGGGCTATATCTTGTACTGAAGTGACCCTTTCGGCGGCCACAGACGCTATATGAGCGGCTTTCTTGCTCTCTAGGTCTCTTTGTATGGCTTCCTTTAAAAGACGCTCTAATTCGTCGTCCTTGGCGGTCTTCTCGTACTTGCGTACAAAGTCTCCCTTGGGTAGCTCTTCAGGTGCCCATGTATAATAACGTCCACTAGACCCACCGCCTCTATATCCTGTATCTACTACCGCTGCTGTTACTGCTATATCAAAGGCATTCGAGTTGTCTGATCCTCCCGCATTGGTTCCCGTTACTGTATATGGGCCGAATGAATTAGTATCATCCGTATCTATAACCAGCTCGGCAGTTGAGGTGTTAAAAGACCAGCCTGCTTCGACTGAGGGGCTTATGGAGTAACTTGTCGCGCCGGTAAAATAGGTGCTTAGGTCATAACTGTGGGTTCCTGTGCTCTCTGTTACTGATATGTCTGGGATGGTTCCAGAGAATACCGGAGGTGATACACCTGTAGCCGCCGTTACATGGCTATGAAGATGGTCAAACCCTAAAAATACTTGAGGGTTAGAGCGGGTGTTCCACTGGATTATCACAGATCATGCTCTGGTTTTTATGGTCACAAAGGTATCAGCAGCCCCGGCTGAAGTGAATCTATATGTAATCACATCACCATTCGTGTCGTCAGCCGTTAAATCAATTTGATAAATACCGTTTGAGACTTCTGCAATAGTACCGTTAACCGCTGCAAAGGCGGCACCGTCTATGCTCATAGTGCCAGCTACCGTTAACCCGGTTTCAGGCGTTACATGGTCAGTTGCATCAACCATCAAGAACTCAAGATTGCTAAATGTGGCGTTTTTGGTAATCCCGATAGAAGCCGTATCAGCCAGGATTTCATCCTGAATCAAGTCTAAACGTCCACCATTAGTCCAGTCTGCCTGTAGTTCGTTGGTGTCTACTAATATTGCATCTATCTCAGTCTGAAGGTCATCATAGACTAGCGTTACAGCACCACCTGAGTTATCAGTGACTTTCCACGCACCTTGGATATTAATCGTTCCGCCTGCACAACTTGCGGCAATTGTAAGCGTACCCATGCCGCTAATGGACATGGTATCAGTACCAGTATTGTTGAAGTTTCTAATCTCAACACCATTGCGGAAGTCGCTCATACTCAATTCATGGCTTACAGCAGCAGTTGTGCCAAAGTCAAATATACAAGGAGTGTCAACAAGCAAAGACCTGCAATTAACTACTCTCAACGTAGAGGTAACAGCCCCCATTGTGACCGTGCCAGTGTAAGAACAATTTGTAAAGTGGCTATCATTAACCGTTGTATTGCCAACAATCGCATCGAGAAGGTCTATATGCCCCGAAGCGGATAAGACTATCCCCGTAGTAGGCGAGGAATGGTAGAAATGAGTACCTGAGCAATCGTAGCCAGCGAAGTCCAAAACATAGCCAACACCGTACATATTAGAATCTTGGAAGTTAGCGGCTAAGGTGATAGAGCTATCCGAGGTCACATAGAAATTGTGCATGTGCAGATTGCCTGCAATCGTTACAGCGTCCGCAAGAGAGTCCACAGGGTTATCAGCCGTACCGTTCACATAAGTCTCGGTTCCAGCCGTACCACCTACAGTATCTATCCATATCATGCCATTGGCATAACCAACTGTCTGAGATACTACAGCGTAGCTTGTAAAGATTTGATCCATATGCATAGTAGCCGTTGTTAAACCACTTGCAGCATAGAACCTAACACGAACCTTGCCTAAATTGGCACCTGTACCCGTATGCCTAGTTAGAAGTGAGCGGGTTCTCTGTACATTTGTCGATGAGCCTTGTCCGTCAAAAGTACCAATAGCGTCCCACTGAGTGTTGCCCCAATCATATGCCTGCATTTCTAAATCATCACCAGCGCCATTAATCCTGCCAAAGGTCTCAACTTCTGTAGCAACACCAGCACCACCAACGTCGAACTGGTAGTATAAATCCATAACGCCACCACTATCTGTGTGTTGATGAGCTACACCATCTCTAGTCTCTGTGTTGGATATAGTACCGCTTGACTGTGTTCCTGTGGTTAGGACATAGCTCTCAGACTGTACCGATATTGCGGCAGAACCTACAGCCAATTGCCCCATCTGAGCTTGTGTAGCAGGGAAAGTATCATCAGTAATTCCTGTGCCATCGTATTGAAGCTCAAGATTATCTGCTGCTGTAGTATCGCCTGAGATAGCTGTTACATCGGCAGTCACTTGGTTAGTGACATCTGTTACGGTTGCTATGGTTCCTATATTGGTGAGACCTGCCCCTGCTGTACCTATCTCAGCAGTATCTAATAATATAGCATTAATATCCGCCCCGTTATCATTGGCTGTTTGAGCTGTACCACTAACATGAGTCGTGTCTACCTCTGGAACGCCTGCTGTAGTTGGTGTGGCGTATGCCGTGCCTAAATGCTGTGCCGCGTTTACATCGAGCAAGTCCCCATCAGTAAATAAGCTGTCGTAAACATTGGCTGAGACTATCTGAAACTCGTGGAATACAGGAAGGTGTACGTCTGTGTCGTGGATGGAAAGTGTTGCCCGGCCCGTATAGTTGACGTTTGCCGCTGCCAGCTCAAGATCGTAGTAACCACCAGCATCACTGGTTACATGCACCATATCATTTGCACCGCCTGAAGCAGTTGGAGCGGTATCCAGGACTAAAGTAGGAACTCCTGCATCGTCAACAATAAACGTCAGCCAGTCGTTTGTAACCGTCAAAGCAATCTCAGGAGTTATCCCGTCTGTGACATCATAGAAGGGGCCAACAGTTATTCTTGTGGCTGTATTCTCTTTTAAATATCTCAACCGTTGATCCTCATTCGTCTATCTCTCATAATTATTGGTATACTTAAACCACCACCTGCCGCTATATATTCATCAAACCCAGAGTCCCACGAACTCCGAGTATCCCCATCAATGTCATCGCTAAAACTGTAGGGAGATGTTGCGCTTAAGTCTTGTGCCGCCCCGATTGCATCCGTGTCACCAACTACTAAATGGAAGTCATCATTAGCTTTATCTACAAAGGTTAATGAGGAACTAAATACGTTATTATCCCCGCCAACCGCAGATAGGCCGCTTGATCCACTGGCAACATCAGTTACATTGTTTTGGTTAGTCGCCCCACCATTTAAATCATACCCGCCTGATGTATCAAAATCCTCAAAGATATTATTATAGCACTCATCACCTGTTTGAGAGTTAAAGCAATCTTCACAGTTATGGAAGGTGTTATTCGCTACGTGGTACGTGCCGTCTGTGGAATCATGGCCTATAGCAGTTAGTCCTGTCTGTGCCCCGCTGATAAAATCGTAGAATAAACTGTTTTTTACAATCTTTGTCCCAGAATAGAATCCTGAGAGTATTGCAGTGATTCTGTTACCTGTACCTGTGTCTGCTTTAGTAAATAGACAGCGGTTTACAGTGAAATCAACATTATTTGTTGAGTAATCATAGATTAAAATATTACCTGTTACATATGTCCCAGAGTGCGTCATGCCTATTTGAAGATTTGTAAACCTGAACTCACCCGCATTCTGTAATGAAACAACTTTAGTGGCTGCTGAGGCTGATGGATATAGTTCATATACGCCTGTATTCCAAACGCCATTATGAGACTGGTCTCCACCGGGATCACCAGAGTTAGTATTAGCTCTTACTTCAATGTAATAAGTCGATAGCGTCCAGCCAGTGAAAACCACTACTGTAGTATCAGCTCCACCAGAAGTGCCTTGCGAGCAATCTACAAAGACATTCTCCCCCGGCGTTCCATCCCTCTCAGACTCAAAAGTAGCTAGAGATTCGTAGGCTCTCGTAGCCCCGCTCTCTGAGGCTGTCGTACCATCACCCCCTGCCGTGCAAGTTGTATTAACGTAATACTGGGCCATTAGCTGAGATCATTATCCGCTAGTTGAATATCAATATTATCACCAGAATCATCCGTCAGACTAGAAAAGGATTTCCTTCTTACATAAGGCTTTACTTGATTCCAAGTAAATGTGATTTCTCGATTATTTAGCAGCTCATTTCTCGCCGCTGTAGGTATAATACTTGGAGGGACGTGCCACTTCCTCTTCCGTACCATCACCTTGCCGGGGCCGAGAAGCAGTAGCTCGTCATAGTGAGCTAATTCAAGAATCTCTTTTGCTTTCAAAGCTAGGCTGTTGGGCACATTCCTAACAAAGATAAACCCAGCCCTAATGTTTGGGTTGATGCCTCCGCGTACATGGTAATCACCACCACCATCTATATCAGCGTGATCCTGCGCCCTGTGGACATTTACAATATCACCGGGTTTCCAGCGATTTGCTTGCTCTAACCCAGTCCGAACATCATCAGAAGGATTTATCATTACCCTTAACATTAAATCAGCCATAGAACCTTCTCACGACCGGCAAGTTATAAATCTCACTCAGGTCAGGTACTTCAATCGCCTTTCTTGGCCTTGAGTTTAAAGGCGTCCAGTCTGTTTTTAGCTCTTTGCCCAAATAATCACTTAGAATTGAGAGGTAAACATCTCTACCTTCACCGTCAACGGGGATAATGTGCAGACTGTGATTCTCATATAAGTGGTTAAATATTCGCCATGATTCAAAACAGTCTACATTAGTCTCTCTGGTTTTCCATGTTATATATTGTTTTTCTGGATCGCGGATAGGGCAGACAATTGGAGCATCTAGTTTTATCGCCTTCTTTCCGAAATGGGCAACTTCTACATCTAGCCCGGCATCAACCAATAGCCCTCGCAAAAATGTAGTTCCAGTATGAGGAACGGAATAAACCCGTATCATCAATAAACCCTAAGCAAGCCCGGAGCAGCCGGGACTACGCGAACCCCTGCGCCGCTCTGCATGGTAAAATTTACTTCATTTGAATATGCAGACTCGTTCTGAAATCCGCCCTCCAGCCAGTAAGCGGTTATAGCGCAGTAGTTCTGACTGTTATCTGTAAGGAGTAAGCTGAAAGCTGCAAAGGGAGATTGCAGGGTATCTCCTAGATCAATCCTAGTATTATCAGCCCCATAAGAACTGGTCGCTGCGCCACAATACATAAAATAACCGTCAACATTATCAGGGCTTGCAGACCACTGTAATCCTGTGATGGTTGTGGGTGTAGGGGCCGCTGGTGATTCTTGAGCGCAACCGATTAGAATAACTGCAAGCAATACGAGTAGTTTCTTCATTGTCCGATTATAGCGCCCTATGGATGACTATTCCACTAGCTCGATTATCGTCTTCTCTTCCTCGCCCTTTTTGCATACGTGGCTTTGGAAGGTGACTTTCCTGACTTCTTTGGCCGAATCATCTGGTAATAATCCGAACCGTACAAGTCCATCAATAACGGCTTTGGCTGATATTCCGTCAGGGTCGTGGTTCCGTTTTCGATAACTTGTAACGATGATATTGACCCGTGTATCCAATCCCGCAGTTTTTTCCTCTGCCAAGGGTTCATCGCCAATATTCGATTCCATGTTGGGAGCGGGTAAGGAAGCGTTATTCTTATCACTCAAGTCTAGCCCTCGTTTTCTCTAGCAGTTCCTGTTCCGTACCGTATATTTTTTCAAATTGAGCCTTGTATGGGTGTCTCGACACACAATCAGTTCCATATCTGCCTGATTGGTGGTGCTGATAGCATAAAGGAATTGTCTTAAAATGAGCGCCTTCCTTCGTTTTTCCGTCCATATGATGAGGAACCGCTGGAGAATAAAGGCCCATTTCTTCGAGACAGACAATACAGCCCATCTCACAAATTGCGCTCATCCACGCTTTTTCCTCTTTGTTTGGGGCTTTACCTTTCATACTTATATTACCATGCTCAAAAATACGGCTGTCTTTTTATTGCCCATATTGCATCAGCTTTTTTGTCATGCCTATATTACCACTCTGGCTTGAGCTTCTCGCGGTATTGGCGCTCCAATGATTTGCTCGGGGCTTTCTTGGAGGCTTCATCCAGCCTTTTAATCAATGCCTTAGTATCCATATCCTTGCGCTTTTCTTTAAAGCTACCAATTTGTATTACTGTGCCCTTCATATCTCTCTCCTACTGGGTGGCGCTATTGGTCTTTCTGTTCGTCACTAATAACACTCTCAACAGCCTTAACTGTCTGGTCATAAACTGAAACGATTGGCTCCTCACCAAAGTTAGCCAATCCAATCATAAGCCAGAAACCCATCCAAGCTAGCCCTTGGCCTATATGCATACCTGCTTCTTTGTCCATCATTCATCTCCTGTCCTGAGTTATATTCCCTTGGGTTAGCCAAAGCTCTTTTGTGCTTCCGCCGCATTATCAAAGAAATGGCAGCCCCAATACGTCAGCCTATCTAAATCAATTAATGATTTACTTCTTTCATCGGCAATAGAATCACGGAATGCTATTACCGCATCCTTAAATGATTCACCTTCATAGTTGCCATGAAACTGCGCTCCAGAATTGTCACCTGTAGCCGCGTATCCTTCCGTCCATACCTGATATGTACTCATCGTCATTCCTCCTTTAAGCTGTTGTAAATTATACCATTTTAACGCATACTAGGCCAGTCGATGTAATCAATCTCCATGTTCTCAACCATCCACGCCATGAGCGTTTTATGAATATAAGAGGGCTGCAAAGTGTCTAATTCTGTGCTTGATTCCTTGCCGGTTATAGCCTTCTGCATGGTTAGCCAGATAAGGTCATGCACAGCCGTAGGTGTCCACTCCAAATCTGAGCCTGTTTTCATCTTATCGAGAACAAACTTAACCGTATGGCCTTTAGCGTTTAGCTCATCTGCCAATAGCCGGTCAAAGACTCGGATGCTGGCGTTTTGTTTGGGCGTTCTATCCATTGTCTTTAGCTAGTGGGTTCATGGGTTAGCAATCATGGCAGCCGCAATGAGCCTCAAAATCAGCTTTATCCATAGCATCTTTTACATTCTTGGCCGCCTGCTCAATCGCTTTATCTACCGACATGCCGCCCTGAATTAGCTTGCCCATCTCAAGATTAACGAGCATTTCTAATAATTTTTTATCCATCATCCTCTCCTGTATTCAGCAAACCGCTTTAATTTACGCTTTAATCGCCGCTTTCATTATCTGCATGGTTCTTGATCGGTAGGCAGCTACGCCCACCTTCCGCATCTTCTCGGTTTCGTCAATTACCGTCATAAAGAAGTCCAGCGTATCGCCTCGCCAGTAGATTTTGTCCTCTCTCGCTGCCTTGATTACGTCCTGTAGCTTTGTATCTGCCCGCAGGTAGTCCCTCAGTAAGTGTTTAACGCGGTTTCCGTAGGGCCATACCCATGCTTGCCCCGTTTTGGTCGGAACCTGTTGTACGCGCTCTGAGTGCCTCTGAGGTTCGATTAGGTTTCTGAACCATGTTTCATCAAAAGACTCATTTCTCAGGATGTAGGAAAGTTCACCACGTAAGGTTTGTAAGCTAGGTTGAACCGATACATTTTCGGTTTGAGTATTCAAGGGCTGATTCCTCCATTTCTTTTTCTATTTGCTGGTTATGCTCGAATAAAAGCCTGCTTGTTTCTTCGTAGCCCATTGGCTTTTTGAACAGACACATTTTTTTAAACTCTGGCAAGGATGGCGGCCAATCGCTAACACACAGATCAAGGCCCGTTTCAACTTGTTCGGCAGACAGTCCTCCTAATACGTTGCTCCATTCAGAGATAGCGTATTCTTCAATTCCCTCAATCGACGAAATCCACCGGCTACCGTACCTAACTTGGAATTTCTTAAATATCGCACTAACCCAGTGTTTCGGCATAACCATTTTCTCCGATGTCCTGCTTTGCGATCTCGTCGAGCTTGTCACTAAACTGTTTTGCTCTACTTCGTTTCTCATTGCCGCCACCTTTTTTGTTCGATTCCCATGTTCTAACACAAGCCTTCCAATCCTTAATTTTAGTCTTACCCCTAAACCAACCGCTAGCTTCGTAGAAATCAATGAAGTCTTGCGGGACTACGGCGTTTTTTCGTTGTAGACAATACTGGGTTACATCATCAAGGGAGGGGGGAGTGAAGCGACCCTTTGTTTTAATCTCTTCTGTTCTCTTCTGTTCTATTCTATTAAGAGGGACTTTGTCGGGAGACTGTCGGGACTTTGTCGGGATAGTCTTAGTGTTTCTAATGATTTTTTGCGTATATTCGTCTGTTCTTTCGGCCATTTTCAAACAAGTTATAATCCCGTCTATATTCTCAAATAGACCCCATTTCACAAAATCACCCATTATTTCTTGGACTCTTTCTTGGTGAATTCCCGTGTCTGAAGAGATGATTTCGGCGTCATGTTCTAATTCAAAAGTGAGGTTATGCTTTTCAACACATTGGGCTATTAACTCCAGACAAAACCAATAGAGGCCATATCCTTCCATGCCATATTTTAGTTTGACGCGCTTTAGCTTGGCGTCAGCATTTGCGTTAGAGTCGTGCTTAAACCACTTCATTTTCGGCCCTTGCAAGACGGATGGCGCGAATCATTGCCCGCTCTTCTTTTTGGTTTTCTGCGCGACACTCCTGACAGGAGCCATCAGATGTTGCCCGCTTTGATTTATGGCCGTACTTGCAAAGCTTGCCAGTTTTATAATACTGATCCCCAGCATAGATTGCTTCTACTCTTGACCTCTTCCATTTCTGCATCTTTGTCTCCTTTTAAGATACAGACAAGTATCTACTACAGGATGGTAACTTGCAAGCTATTAGATTAAAATACCACCATCAATAACCCGGCGCATTTCATTAACCTGTAAATCTAATAGTGGCTGATTAGTCTCACCCTCGTATGGAGCTAGGAATAGATCAAGAATCACCCCAAGGTACTCAAGATTAACCACGCCTAAGCTAGATTTCAGCTTCCTGTCCGTCATGATGGATAAACGATCCACTGAGAACTTCCAATACTTCAGAGTCCCTCTACGCGCTCTTGTGGGTATCTTTACAGCGGTTTCCTTGGTAGTACCTATCTGTATGTCGACCCTAGTTTTAGGCATCATAATTACGCTCCTTAATCAATTCACGCACTCGGTCTGCGTCCTTAGATGAGGGCAGCCAAATACCATTGTTCTCAGGTGTCAGGGGTGTATCCGCTTGCCATAGCCATACCTTGCCTTTGACTAGCTTCAACCATAAAGGGGCTATCCATAACTGTGCGCCATCTGGTTTAGGTGTGCGGGTGTCTGGGGCTATTCCTTTGGGCATTATTCATCCTCTTGTTATGTGGGGCTACAAATTTAAGATTACACCCATTATCAGCTATGTATATTCAATGTTTTCTAACTAGGTATTAATCGATTCTATGGGTGATAAGTCCGCTCAGAATCAAACTGCAAGTTCTCTCAGCGTCTTTATATTTACTAGCCCACTCCCTACCCTTCGCTCCCTTTCCGTCTCCTAGAGCAACCCGTGAGGCTACACCGTAGACATTAATAGCTTGATGGTAGAACTGGATAGTTTTCGCTAAC